TAGACCGCACTACCATGCAATCATTTTTGGACTGCATCTTGGACAGTGGAAACTTATTGAATCAGGTCACTCGGAAACTGGTAACGTATATTACACTTGTTGTGAACTGGAACGAATCTGGGGCAATGGATTCGTCTCGATTGAACCTGCAAACGAGTTCACCTGTTCCTACGTTGCGCAGTATGTCACAAAAAAGCTCGGAGACCACCCCGCCACCGCCCGGCTCGGACGCGGACAAGAGCCAGAGTTTTCGTTGCAGTCTCGTCGACCTGGAATAGGCCGTCAGTATTATGAGGAAAACTATGAAGAAATGTTCGACAGAGGCCGCCGCTATCTTGCCACTTCTAACGGTAGCATCGAGATCAGGCCGCCGCGTTATTTCAAGAAGCTCTATCGACAGGCCCACGAGGATAAGTACCAAGAAATAGTCAAGAAGCATCTGAAGGCTTCAGATGATAAAGAAGATGCTAAGACTACTGTTACAGATAAAGATAAATGTGGCCAGCTCCTAGCTAAAGAGGCTAATTTCAATTCAAAATTAAATCAAAGAAATAAAATATAAACCTCTTAAGAATAAATTAAAAAAATAAAAAAATCTTTTTCTGAAATAGCCCCTGCTAGGAGCTAAACTCTAGTGATTGTTCCAGCAAATTTGAGAATTCAAATTTGCGGACCTGCGCCGCCCTCGGCGCACGTGGAAATTTAAATTGAGCAGAGACTTGACAGAGCCCCTGCTAGGAGCTAAAATAACAGCATGTTCCAGCAAATTTGAGTATTCAAATTTGCGGACCTGCGCCGCCCCGGCGCACGTAGAAAGTGAGGTGATGCAAAATCAGTATATTCGCGTATGTAGCCCTGTCTGAAGTGAAGTTTATCGTCTATGGCCTGTGTCTGTTCCTCTGGATTTGGCACAAGAACGAAAAGCCCCCGCGGCACTAGAAAGGAGAAGAAATGAATGATCTGGCTATTATCCTGTTGAGAGAAGATACAAGTTTTGGCTGTGCTGGCCCGATGTTTCGTGAAGAAGCGGAAAATCTTGCAGAGAGTGGAAAGCTCGATGATTATGACTATTGGCGAATTGTGGATTTGTGTGCGCTGATGCATACGACCTCGGCAAAGCTGGTTGTCAAAGATAAGTGGAATCTTGCCGAAATGGAGAGAGAGCATAAGAAGAAGCGAAAAGGTGCCTAGTAGGAACCTTTTCGTAATGTATAATTGATGAATAGAGGCGTTGACCGTAATTCCTTCTAGTTCGTCTTATGTTAAGCTGGAAATTCGCTGAATATAAATTATGCGAACCAAATTTTATTGTTATGAGGTAGAAAGGAGAATTTATGAGCTACCGAAAGAAACGTAATCCCGTTGCTGATCGCAAGGCTTTTGCGCGAACTGCCGCAAAGACCAAAGACATTAATGTTAAACCTAGAATTATGCGTGGAGGTATCCGTCTATGATTATTGTTTCTCTTTTTGATCGCGTTGCCCAGAGTTATCGTTCTGTGACTGTTGATATTAACCATGCCACCGCCCGGCGTAATCTCGGTTATGCTGTCAACAATACGCCCCAGCTTCTTTATGAGGCGAAAGACCTTGATCTTATGCAGGTTGGTGATTTTGATGATCATACTGGAGCAATTACTCCGTGTGTTCCTACTGTGATCTGTCATGCTAGTGAGGTAATTGCTGATGCTTGATGAATCTATGTTTCCGAATGAGCGTTCTAAGCTCTTCTATACTGAACCCGGTAACCGTTATAAGTTTTTGAAGCATGGCGTAGTCGGTCCTGACGGTGTGATCCGTCTTGTGAACGATGATGTTGTAGATATCCAGGAGCAGATTCAGAGTTATGAACCCTCGACTAATATCTATAATATTCTTGCTTCGTTGAGTCCGTCTGAGTTCGCTTCGATGGAAGCCTCGGAAGGTAATCTTGTGGATTATACGGATATGCCGAAGACTTACGCTGAAGCTCTTCAGCTTGTGATTGATGGTCAGAATGCGTTTATGCGTTTGCCCCTTGAAGTTCGTCAGAAGTTTAATAATGACTTCAATCAGTGGTTTGCTACGTCTGGTGCTCCTGATTGGTTCCAGAAGATGGGTATTTCTCTTGAGAATCAGAATGTTGTTTCTCCTGTGGAATCTGTTCCGGCTGATGCCGGTTTGAATCCTGTAAAAGATAAGGAAGTGAAAGAATGAACCGTAATGTTGAATCGCATTTTAGTACTCTTCCGTCAGCGAGCATTTCACGTTCTCGTTTTGACCGTTCGCAAGATATTAAGTTTACCTGCGATTGTGCAGGTGTAATTCCGTTTTTTGTTGACGAGGTTCTTCCCGGTGATACGTTCGATATTACTTCTAGCAAAGTTATCCGCGCTCAGACTTTGCTGACTCCTATTTTCGATAATATCTATGCTGATGTGTACTGGTTTTTTGTTCCGAACCGTCTCACCTGGATTCACTGGCGTGAACTTATGGGCGAAAATACTCAGTCTGCTTGGATTCCTGAGGTTGATTATAGTGTTCCTCAGATCAAGTTTGATTCACTTTCTGTCCAGACTGGTGATGTTCTTGATTATATGGGAGTTCCTATTGGTGTACGTTCTCAGTCTGATGGTACGCAGGTTACGCATACTTTTTCTGTTTCTGCTCTTCCCTTTCGTGCTTACCAGTTAACGATGAATGAATTTTTTCGGTCCGAGAATTTAACTGATCCGATCAATATTCAAACTGGTGATGCTGACGTGGATTATGGGACAATTCCCGAAGAGTATCGGAAACCGTTCAAGGCCGCTAAGTTTTTCGATGTGTTCACTTCTTGTCTTCCAAGTCCGCAGAAAGGTCCTCCGGTTTCAGTTCCTGCTGGTTTTAATGTGGACATTGGTGATGGTTGGCCTGTTACCACTGGTAATCGTACTCTCAATTTTACTCAAGACCAACCGCCTATGCAGTTTAAAAATTTGAATGGTTCTGGTTCCGTTTATTTGTCGAAAGGTTTGTCCTCTACCCCTGATTCTCCTAATTTGCAGCTGAACAATGTTTTTGTTAGTCAAAGTCCTGATGTTACTGCTACATCTAATAGAATTATTCCTTCTAATTTGTATGCCTCTCCGGCGTTGAATCAGGCTACTGGTCTTTCTGTTAATGTGAACGATCTTCGTTATGCGTTCCAGCTTCAGAAACTTTACGAAAAGGACGCCAGAGGTGGAAGCAGATATTGTGAACTTCTTGTTAATCATTTCGGCGTTTCTAATCCTGATTCACGTCTTCAGCGTCCGGAATATCTTGGCGGTAATCGTATTGGTATTTCGATTCATCAGATTGCGAACCAGTCTCAGGGTGAGAATGCTTTTCTCGGTGACCTTGGCGCTATGAGTTTGACTACTGACAAACATCATGATTTTGTCAAAAGTTTTACTGAGCATGGAATTTTGCTTGGTTTAATGACAATTCGGTATGATCACTCTTACCCTCAGGGCCTTGAAAAGTTTTGGACTCGTAAAGATCGTTTTAGCTATTACTGGCCTGTTTTTGCTAATCTTGGTGAAGAGCCTGTTAAGAAGTCCGAGTTGATGGCTACTGGTACGACTACTGACGATGAGGTTTTCGGTTATCAGGAGCGCTGGTATGATTATCGGTATAAGCCTAATCGCGTTGCAGGTGAGATGCGTCCTGGTATTCCTAATACTCTCGATTCTTGGCATTTGGCAGATTACTATTCTGAGCCGCCTACTCTTTCCGATGAGTGGATTAGAGAAGATCCGAAGACTATTGATCGTGTTCTTGCTGTTACTTCCCAGAATGCGAATCAGTTTCTTTGTGACATTTACGTGAAGAACTTCACGACTCGTCCTATGCCGCTTTATTCCATTCCCGGTCTTATTGATCATCATTAATTTTCAGTAGTTAAGATTGCCCGGCGCGGATCGCGCCGGGCCTCACCCTAGAGAAAGGAGACTTTTATAAAATTGTATGGGACCGTTTAAAGGATTTACGGAATATACTCCGCTTCCGGATTCAGCTCCGTTTTCGATTATTTACCCAAATGCTAATGGAACCACCGGTGGTTCTCACCCTAATTATAATCCTCCTAATGTTTCTAGCTCTGATCCCTATGGAGGTACACCGATAAATATTAATGTAGGAAATTCCGCTTCTAGCATGGATTCTATAAGCGGTGTTCTCGGTTCTGGTTTTTCTGGACTTTTTGATTTGATTCAGCAGAATACAGATAAGAACAATGCTTGGTCTGCTGCA